AACGATGGCCCGCATCATTCGTAAGGAAACCCGCAAGCGCGGCTTTTTCGGGTGGCTTTTCCTGCTGGCGTTCATAGGCTTCAATGTCCTGATGATCGCCTGGCTGGTTCAGTACTGGAGCACATTGAGCCAGATGACGGCGACAAGTGATGCCGAAAAGGTCGGCGCTGCGATAGGCGGCACGATCGGGTCAGGGATGATCCTGACCCTTTGGGCACTGGGTGACGTTATCCTTGGAATCATCGTTCTGCTGACCAGAGGTCGCAAGACGATCATTGAAGAGACCGTCGAAGCCTGAGCAGTCACTTCCTGAGCTTCGGCGTCTCCATCTTGATCACCCGGAGGATGGAGGCATGGTAGGCCAGTACTTGGTCCACCTCCCACTCCTCCACCATGGTAATCGGCGTCTGGCCGTGGCGGGCCACCATTGTGATGATGTCACGCCACAGCACGGGCTTGCGGCCCTCTACTCCGCCCTGGCCTCCGCCGCTGCCTTGGCTGCCGACTTTCCCATCAGGGGAACGATCGCCTCCGCGATCTTTTCGAGATCCTCGATATCGAGCTCCTCGATCAGCTCGACAGACACACCAGCCAGGGCCGCATACAAAAGCCAGCCGACGCGCGTCTGGTTTGTCTCCCCTTCGCCGAGAAGCGCATCCTTGGCCTTCATGCGGCGGAAGGAAAGCGACTTCACCTCCCGACCTTCGAAGTTAAACGGGTGGTCCAGATCAACAGTCACGCTCATGATCAGCCTCCCAGCGCCTGGCGATGGGCAGCAAACTTGTCCACGCCGTTGACCCGCAATACGCGCTCCCAGAAATCGACGTAGAAGAGCTCGATGCCGTTCAGCCAGAACTCGTAATGGGTGACCTCGGAGAAGCTGTGCGTACAGCCCTGGAACTCGGCAGGAGCGCTTTCGTCCGGCTCCCAGCTGTTGATCGCGCCCTCGATGATCGAGCGACCGGGAACGGGCTTCCCGCCGCCCGGACCGCGCTGCAGATAGGAACCGGCAAAGGTCCAACGATCCACCTCTCCAAAGCCGGTGAAGATGTCGGTGTCGATGCCCTTGGCGGAAAAGGCAGGCTCCGGCGCCTCGATGCGCGGCAGCACGAAGTTGACGCCCATGACGCCACCGCCCGGATTGTGTTCGCCGGTGGCAAAGGTCAGCGTCGGGATGGTGAGCGAGGCGATCGTGATGCCGCGCAGGAGATCCGGATTGGAATCCCGCCGCACATCGACGCCCGTAAGTAGGTAGAGAGGCAATTGCGCCATGGTGTTGGTCCTTTTGGCAAAAAAGAAGGAGAGCCGGCGGTACGCCCGGGCGTGTCAGACGGTGGTCAGCCTCGCGACGATGTCGCTGACGAGACCCGTCAGCGCCGGCCGGTAGCGGCGCACTTCGTGATGCGCGCGCTTGAAGGCAGGCGCCGGTTCAATCGCAAGATTGACCGTCAGATGGCCGAGGCGAATTTCTTCCGGGCTGTTCTTGTCGGGCCGAAACTCGATGTCGTACCCAAGAATGTCCTCATCCGCCTTGTGATCGCGCAGCATGAATTTCTGAGCGTTCAGCCAGGCTTCAACGCGACTGACGCCAACCTTGCGGCCAAGGTAATTGCGCGTGATCAGGGCGATCTTGTTGTTGAGGTAATCGGAGCCGCGCACCTGGTGGATCTGCTTCCAGAGGTCGGAGGTCGCGGTATTGTCCGTGCCGATGAAGATGAAACCGCCATCGGCGACAGCACCATCCACGCCGCTTTCGCCGGCAACGACAATCGAGACCTCGGCTTCCAGCATCTGCTGGCCTTCGGTTGAGCCGTCAAGCAGACTGAACGGGAGCGGCCGCGACAGGCCGGCAATGCCATAGATTGGCCGGTTGGCGATCGGTTCGAAGGGCTTGTTGCCGTTTTCCGCATCGATCCGCTGAAAGAGGCCGATAATGCGCGGTCCCATCGGACGGGTAACAAGGGCCGAACCTTCATAGACCCGTGCCGCAATGCCGACCGGCATGATGCGCTCGCTGTTGAGCGTCTCGCGCGCGTCGATCGCATCCATGGCCGAGGTCGGGTCGATGTCGAGGACTGAGATCGCCTGAAGCCGTTCGCAGGCGGAGTGCAGCGTCGTTGCGACCGGACCTGCCGTCTCCGCATCCACCCGATAGGCGCCGCCTTCGGCCCAGACCAGGCGCGGCGTGGCATTGACGGCGGACGGAATGGCGCCAATGTTGGTCGGCGAAAGAGCCGTTGCCACATTGGCCGCCGTCTCCTCTTCATCCGCGCCGGCTGCGATGCGATAGATGGTGAGGTCTGCACCGGAGTTGAGGCCGGAGAGCTGGGCATTGATGCCCGCAACGGCATCGGCCAACGCACCGCCGCCGAGCTTGGCCACCATCGCCGCATCGCCGGACGAAATGCGCACCGGCTGGCCGATCGGGAAAGCGGTGCTGTCCACGGCGCCATCCGCCGAGCCGATCAGTAGGCCCTTGGACCAGTCCGAAGCCAGAACCGGCACGGGCTCGTCATCAGGACGCGAAAAAGTCATGCCGAATACGGGATCGGACATCATTATCTCCTGTGAGGTGGGAAGGGCCTTGCCTAAGGGCGCATGAGGCAAACGTGAGAAACAAAAAACCCGCCTCGGGGGGCGGGTTTCGGTGTCGGTTGGTTGGAGCCGTTTACATCGGCTCAATGCGGTGCGTCAGCATCACCGCCGTCTTGAGCGCGGCCAGGCGCTCAAGATGCATGTCCAGCATGGAGAGAGAGCCGATCGCGCTGAAGCGGCCACCCTCATTGATGGCTTCCGCCGCCTGGTTTACCGCTTCCAGAATAACGGCCGCGTCGCGTTGCATCACGCTGATAAGGTGCTGAAATGATGCAAGTTGCTTCTGCTCATCGGTCATTGTTTTGGTCTCCGTTTCAATGACCATGTTTTCGCTCTGGACGCGGCAGAAGTGGAGCAATCCCAGTGCTTCGTTCGCGCCACTGAAAATCAGTTTTGCTGAAATGTGCCTGAAAGTGCCGGATGCGAGCGACAGCTTTTCTCGGCGTCAAAGCCCCGCCGCCCAGAGCCACAGGGCATCGACCTGTTCGGGTGGCAGGCCAAGGGCGGTCGCAACATCGACCAGAACAGGATGGTCGCGCTCGTAGGAGCTGGCATCCTGCCATTCGATGAGGGCCGCTGCTCGTTCAGACGGCTCCTCGATTGAGGCAATATGCGTCTCGATATCGTCATTGGTAAGCCCGATCGAGAGCAGGCCGAGGCGCAGTTGCCGGCGCGTGAGTGCCGGAGGTTTTGCATCATCCGCAGGCAAAGCAATCGGGTTCGATGCCTCCCACTCTGCGATCTCCTCCACCGTCATGTCGATGATCTCGCCGTTTAAGATCTTCTTCATCCGCGCAGGCCCTCCAGAATGAACTTGCCCGAGAACGAGCCCGATTGAGCGGAAAAGCGGAGGCCGTTTCGTCCATCAAAGAGGAAGATCGTGTGCAATTCCGACATGCGGAAGCCGGTGGTGGCCTGATAGAAGCTCCGAGCGACCGCATTACAGAGGCCGAGGTTGTTCCAGTTCTGGATCAGCACCTCGCCGCTTGCGATGTTGTCGCCGAGACCGGCATCAACCAGCGGGCATATCGATGAGTCCGCCACTGCAACCCCGACCCATCCGCCATTATTGTGGGAAAAGCCTTGATAGCGATAATCAGCTCCCCCAGCCCTCACGCTGGCTCCATTGTCGGTGCTGCCTCTTAAGATCAGGCCGGCAGTCACGCCGATTGGGTAGGCATCCCAGTGGAGGCGCAGCATCCGGTAGGCGCTCAGACTGCCCCAGGTAACCTGAACTGTACCTGCCGGCGCGCTGATGACATCCCCGATCTGCTCCCAGGCGGGGTTGAGCACGAAACTGCGGTTCGGCATTGTCATGACGCGCTCGTTGCCCGAGGCGATGTCACCGACATCGATCCGCAACCGCTTGTTATTGTCGACGGCGTCCACAATCTGGACCGCATCGGCAATCAGGCCGCTTTCCAGCTTGTCCCCGTTCCTGGCGAGCTTGGCATTCAGGGCAGCCTGTTGCGCGATCGATACCGGCTTGTCGGAATCGGCCGTGTTGGTGACGTTGCCCATGCCAAGCAGGTTCTTCTGCGTGGCCGCATTGGCTGCAGTCAACAGCGCCCGCCCGGATGCCGTGGCATCTGTCAGATCGGCCGAGGTGAGTATCACCACACCCTGCCGACCGGCCACCGACTGGACGACGTCCGTCGGCGTCCGCAGCTCCTCCCAGTTCGCCAGCGTCGAAGCCGGTTCTGCTCGCAGAATGTACGAGCGGTTGACGTCCGTGCGGATCGCCACATCGCCCTTTTGGGCAGTGAGCGCCAGCATGGCCGCCTCAGTTGCGACCACGAACGTCTCCACGATCGCCAGCGCCGGGAGCTGCGTGGTCGGGATCTTGCCGGTTCCGTCCAACGAGGCATAGCCGTTGGCGGTACCCTTGTTGGACACATTCTCGGCCGTATAGCCAAGATTGTTCTGCTTGCCAGAGAGCAGTGTATCGACGGTGCTGGCGGAATAGGCATCGGTGATGCCGTAGCCGCTGAGCGTGGTCGGCTTGCCGGTGACATCCTGCCAATCGACAAACGTCCAGGTCATCGAGCCCGCCGTGCTGCCGGCTGTCAGAACCTTCTTGTTGCTGCCCGTGCCTGTGGCCGGCACATGCAGATTGCCATCGCCTGTTGGATGCACATAGGCATTGGCATTGGCAGCAATGCCGTTCAGCTTGCTCTTGTCCGAAGCCGACATGAAGCCGGACGCCGAGGTGCTGGCGTCCGGATGCGCACCGGTCCCGCTGGCACCAACATGGCCAGCCGGCGCAAAGGCCGTTGATGCCTGCTGGGCTGCGGATCCGAGCTGCAGCGTCGAACGCATGGCCGCTTCATCGGCGCCGCCAAGCAGAGTGCGCGAGAGAGGCGTGGTCACGGCGTTGAACCTGGCCGTCCAGGTCGTGGCAAAATCCGACAGATCTGCCGTGGTCAGAGCCAGAGCGGTTTTTGCCACTGCGGCTGTCCCGGCCTTCACGAGCGCGCGGCCTGTTGCGCCGCTGTCGGTCAGATCAGCGGCCTCAAGCGTGACGGTTCCGGTCTTGCCGGCAACCGATGACACGGCGTTGAAGGTCGGCACGCGTTGCCAGCCGTCCGGCCCACGCCGCAACTGGTCACCTGCCGCGACAACACCGACGCTGTCGGCCGCCACCGTGCCGCCGACACTGACAATCCAGAAGTCGCCTTGCGTGCCAGAGCCGGAGGAAATGGCCGGCGTGTTGGTGGACGCGTCATAGGTGCCCTTGAACGAGCCATCGACCGGCAAGTAGATGCCAGCGATCTTGCCGTCCGGACCGAGCGGTGCATAGCCGTTGGCCGTGCCTTTGTTCGCCGCGTTCTCAGCCGTATAGTTCAGCTTGGCCTGCTTGCCGGCCAGAGCGGTATCCGTCTCCGTTTTGGTGTAGGCATCGGCGATCCCGTAGCCGGAAAGCGTCGTCGGCGTGACGTCGATCTCCGTCCAAGGATGGCGATGGATGTCATAGTCCTGTGCTTTGACGTACCGGGTATCGGTATAGGCTAGGTCAAGCCCGATCTGGCGATCGTCGGAGAGATCACCCCCACCCGACAGACCCGTTCCGGCGGTGATCGAGCGGGTTTTCGCCGGGACCAGTTGCAGGATCTCGCGCAACGCACCCTCGACGGTGGTCGAGGTGAGGCCGCCACCGGCAGAACGATAGACGCGGTCGGCTAGGTAATCGATATGCGAGGTGGCGCTGATGATCCAGTTGGCGCGGATCGGGTCGCCGGCACCATAGACGCGCTCGATATCGACGGCGAGCGAGCCGGTCTCGCGATTGTAGCTGATCAGCCGGCCGAGCATGACGGCATAGGGCGCGTCGCGCGTGACCAGTGCCAGATAGGCGGCCGGCGAATAGCGCCGCTTGTTGGTGGAGCTGATGCCGATCGTTAGCGGACCCGTCTTCACCTCAACCGAGGCAGAGCTTTCCGAGATAAAGACGGCTCCGAGTTGCAGATCTTCCTCGAGCTGCTCAATGAGCGGGGAGACCGCTTCGTCGATGCGCTTCAGGCCGTTTTCCTGCAGTTCGAGAACTGCGGATCTCCAGTCCTTCTCGATCACTTCCTGACCATGGAGACGCAGGTCGATATCCTCATACCTGCGGTTCCAGTAGTCCGGGTCGCCGAGATCGTCGCCGACGCGGACGGAATAATAGTCTAGTCGGCGCATACCCGCTTACTCCACCGGTTCGAAGGATACGATCTGCTCGCTGATCTGCTCGGCCAGGTCTCCCCGGATCGTGGCGCCCTGTTTCGGGCGGATGGTCAAGCCGCCGACTTTAACGACGCCGGCCACTTGCACGCTGTAAGTTTTGGCCGCATCGAACTTCGTCGCTGTTTGCGCCTTGGTCACCTTGGTCGGCATGGCGTTCTTCCTTCAGTCAGAGTGAGAAGACGTCAAAGCGCGATATCGACGCGCTCTTCGACGTGGAAAGGAACGAGGGCATTGTTGGTCGTGCCCTCGATCTCGATTTTGTAGGCGATGATGGCGGGGCTCGCGGTAAACGAGAACACGCGCCGGAAGCGTTCGGCCTCGATCGGCTCATCGACGAAGCCGGAGGCCGTCAGCAGCGTGTTGTCATCCTTGCGCAGCTTGACCGTGATGGTGTGCCGCGATGAATCGAACTTCGCGAGGATCAGATCGACGCGGATCGTCGTCGCCGTGGTCGCCAGTGTGCGCCGCGTCGAGATGTGCTTGAACGTCGTTCGCTGGCGCCAGATCTTGATGCGGCTATCGGACACCTGAAGCGCCGGTGCAACCGCCGTCGTGCCGGTGTAGACCACCCTGTGACGCAGCAATGGCGGCAAACCATTCAGCAGCGTCGTATTGACTTGGTTGAGCGGCATCCATGCCCCGTTGATCAGCACCTGGTGCTCGATATTGCACGACTTCGGCTTCACCGTGCCGGCCAGGATATCGATGGAGGCAATGCCGCCATTGAGCGTCAGTGCCGCCAGTTCGATCTCCGCACGGCTGGCACGAAACTGCAGGAACTCGAGCTGGAACCACAGATCGCGCACCAGGTCACCGCTGTAGTAGGCACCGTCCGTCGAATAGAACAACGTGCCCTGGCTGTAGGCATTGCTGTCAACGATCGCCACCTTGTGGCTGCCGAGAGTGGTCAGCACGATCGCGTAGCGGTCACCCGCCTGGAGGAAAGTCGGCGGGATGTTGACATAGGTGTTGGCCGGATTGACCCTGATGTCGGCATAAGGAACGGTGACATGTGCGACCACCTGCGCTTTGGCCGGCACACCAGACGGCAGCACCTTGCAGATCTGCACATGCAAATCGCCGTCGGGGCCTTTGTCGGTCACTTTGAGGTTGAGGCCCGATAGCCAGCCGTCCTGAGAGTTCAGGAACGTCTGAGCGATCTGTGCGCCGCCGACCGTTCGATCGACCACATTGGCTGCCCAATAGGTTTCGTCCCAGGTATCCACCCAGAACTGCTGGACGCGCAGCATCGAATGGCTTTCCAGCGGGTTCCAGATGTCACCATCGGCAAGAACGTCGGTACCAGTGACGAGGAAGGTCTCGCCGTCCTTCTTGAAGGTATTGGTGGCGCTGTCGTAGACGCCATCACGCCACCACTGGCTGTTGTTGCAGACATTGTAGGCCGGCCCGTAGCGCATGCGCTCACGGGCAATGGTCAACTGTTTCATCTCGTGCGTCTGGTAGCCGTAGCTGGCGATCGAGACCGCACCGTCAACAGCGCCGGCCGAGGACGAAAGCCTGATGACCTTCGATGCCACCGCCGGCAGAAGCAGACCGTTTCCAGCAAGAAACGCATTCTGGTCGAGCGGGTTGTAGAGCGCGATCTGCGTTTCGGAGCGCGCATCGTGCGAGAACCGGATGCCCTCCTCGACCAAGCAAAGCAGGTCAATGTTCGAGGTATCCGTTTCGTCTGCTGTCAGGTAGCGGTCGGCTGCCCAGTCCGAAGCATCGTCCGGGATTTCCAACCGCTCCTTCAGACGGGCAACGTCACCCATCAGGCGCACCATCTCACCTTGGCCTGCAAGCCCCGCAATCCCGCGCTTCAACGCCGTGATATCGGAGGCGATAGTGTTGATCCGCGGCTCGATCTGGCCGCGCCAGGTCTCCAGTGAATCGATACGCTGGGCGTTGCGCGACACCGAAGACAGGGCAGTGGTGGATTCCATCGTGATGGATTCGATGCCGGTGGTGTTGAGCGTAATCCAGGCGATGATCATCAGGCTTTGGTCGACAACAGGTCGCGGCAGTGCGCCACTCTCCTGACCAGGCACCAGATCAATCTTCGCTGCACGCTGGCGTTCCACCACCACCTGGCGCGGCTCCGTCGTGTCGCTTTCGAGATCCACCAGGAAGTCGCGGGTCTCGTTGCGGCTGTCTTCCTCCTGACCATAAGCGATGACGGCAACCAGGCGCTTTGTGGCCGCCGGCAGGATGGCGGTCACGTTGCGGGTCGTGGCAACCGCCATCTCGAAGAGGGCACCGTCCGGGCGATAGATGCGGCCGGGTGCGATCTGCAGCTCGGTTGCCGAGTTTTTCGTCGCGATAAACCCGGCATATCCCGGCCTCACCGCCGTGACAGCATCGGCAACCAGCGTATCGAAGGTTGCGCGCGCCGACGACTGGATGGCGTTGAGGTCGCTGTGACGCGCCTCCATGCGGTCCTGAAAGGGGACTGTTTTCAGCATATCAGCTCCTGAGTAGGCGGCCGGCAATGACGGGCGTGCCAGCAACGATCAACTGGCCGGCCTGCGGGCTGCGGAATGTGGTGGTGTTGACGTAGATGCGATCTCGCACCGCCTTGGCGGCGCGCAGAGCGCGAAGAGTTTCCCGGTATTTCTCCCCGGAACTTGCCGCGAGAAACATGCCGAGATAGCCGCCGACCAGCAGCGCCCGGCGCGGACGCTTCGACGGTATGTGTACGACCAGCTCGCCGGTATAGGGCGCGACACCAAACCGGCTGACGCCAAGATAAGAGGCGCCGCGCCGACGTGGCACGAGATCCGGATCCCAGATGACGATCCGCTCATAGACGCGCGTGTCGCTCTGGGTGTTCGACCAGAAGCGCCGATAAAGCGGGCGACCGAAAAAGAACGCCCGCCCGGCCGCACCTCGCTGGTAGACCGCCTCCGGTTGAACGCTTGCCGGTCGCATGCCATAGCGCATGACGGAAGGGGCACCATCGGTTCGCCGGAACGAGGCGAGCGACCGGCTATGATCGAGCCTCACCAGGAACCGCAGCGGACGTCCGCAATAGGCAACGCCTGGCCGCCGCTTGCGCCGCAGCAGCGCACGCTCATAGAGCGCATAGCCGAGACCCGGAATGATGTCCGTGATTTCCTCGACATTGATCGGCTGCTCGAGGCCATCCTCCATGAACGTGATGCGTGGCTGTGTTCGCTCGCCGGCCCGGCTGTCAGCGACAAACGAGCCGCCGATCGCGGAATAGGCGCGGGCTGACAGGAACATTCTCTGCCCGGCACTGGCGCGCACCGCCCGCCGGTAGATCCGGATCTGCGGCATCCGATCGGCAAGCGCCGCCCGCTGATCCTCGCTCATGCCCCCCGACAGAAAGAACGTGCCGGGCGGCGTGATCGCGCGAATAACCTCGCTATCGACGATGGCGGCATAGGCCTCCAGGCCGGCGAGCGTGCCCTTGATCCGGTGATGGTAAACCGCATCGGCCACGACACGCCGCTGCTTATGCTCCGGCCATTTGGGGTTCCAGATGTCCACCGAAAAGGCGTGCGCCAGGAGCGGCAGAAACTCGACCGGCGTCCGCATCGGATCGAGGAAGGCTTGCCAGTCGATGCAGATCGCATCGGTGCGCGTACCAACCGCTGCCAGGGCCTGCTCGAGCGGCGTCGCAACCTCGATTGGCAGCAGGTGATCAGAGGCCGGGATCATGCCGCCACCTCGAAGGTTAGATCGACGCTCGCGAGATATGGCGCCACACCCTGACGCGCCGGGATATCGCCAGCAACGTCGTGCACGATGCGCCGCACGTTCGGCACATAGGCCGCCGACACCAGCGCTTCTGCCGGGACCTCGGCGCCTATGCGATAACGCGACAGCCCGAAGGCGCGCACGCTCTCGATGGCCGCCGTAACCACAAGCGACGGGTCCGGTCCGCGCGGCACGATCAGCTTGGCCTGGAAGCCGTATGGTTGCACCTGCGCCGCCGACACCGTCACGTCATCGGTGAAGCCTTTGACGGATTTGACGTTGAGGGCCTTCGCAACGGTGAACACCGCATCCATGGGAGCCTGTTGACCATCGGCACCCAGAAGATAGACGAGCACCTTGCCGGGACCACCGTTGTAGAGCCGGATGTCATGCGCGGCAGGCCAGGCCGCCAGTGCGGCGGCCATGTACCCGTCTTCCGACCCCGCAGCCGGTGCAGCGAACGACGCCAGATAGCGCCGCAGAAGCGCCTCGTCCTTTTCCCGAAACGTTTCCTTGCCATCGGCATCAAGCTTGACGATGCGCACCACTCCGGCGCGGGCGACGACGTGATCGAGATCAGATCCCTTGGAAAACGCCGGCAGAACCGAGCGGATCCCGTCATTGACGCGCGCCCGCATGAGCATTTCGCGGTAGGCATGCGACTGTTGGTCGATGACGATCGGATCGGTTTCGAGACCATTGACGTCATAGTCGATCCCGGCCTGTTCGGCGCGTGACTTGAAGTCGGCAAGCCTTTGATCGAGCAGCGTCTCGAACGAGATATTCTCCAAGGCGCTTGGCCGCGGCAACAGCGAAAGGTCGAGGGTGTCATCCGACAGAGCCATAAAAATCTCCGAAATGAGAGAAGCGGCAAACCGATCAGGATGGTGAGATCGAAACTGATCCGCTGAAACCGATGGTGAAGCGAACGACGCGCTCCACCCGGAAATCGCCGAGATGGCCGCGCGGGCGGTAATCGGCTTCGATCAAGAGCCCCGCCTGCCCAAGCCGGATCTGATCGACCGAGCCTTGAGGGATGATGCTGCGGGTCAAAAAGCGCGGTTCCCAGATGTCGATCGCGGTCGCCACCAGCTGCTGCCATGCCGAAAACAGCGATGGCACCATGGAGCGGCCGAGCAGCTCCACCGCACCACCACCAAAGCCGCGCCGCATGACGCGCGATCCGATCCGCGTACTGATGGCCACTTCGACGCCCTGGTAGGCAGAGGTCAGATTGTCGATGACCTTGCCGGTCCGTCTATCAATGCCAGCCATATTTCCACCGATCAGTCGATTGCGGACACCACCGAAGATCCTTCAACGATGGGCCAGAGCCCCGCAGAAGAGCCCGTCAGGATCTGGACCTTGTCGCCGACGCGGGCGACCTTCTTGCCGCCCTCGCCTCCCAGA